CAATCAAAGCCATTGATGAACTGTTGTGCGGGAAAAAATTAAGTTAAGGAGGTATTAACTTGATTGAGAAGATATATAGAAACAAATACATGGCAACATGCGACAATTGCGGAGAAGGTTTTCCACGTGTACCAGAAGAGCAGTGTAAGCAATGTTAAAGAGGTGGTTTAACAAATGAAATGCTTGAGGTGTAGTAGATGGATACGTGTGTGATATGTGGTGGCTATGTTGTTGAAGGAAGGCAGGTTTGTAAGGAGTGCCTGGAAGATCATGGACTGACGGAAACGTTGACCCTTGATGAGGTGTATCTCTTTCGCCAGATTCAAGAGGAAGCAGTGAAGTGGGTCAATGGTGTGGTAAGTGCAGAGAGGTTTGCGGAGAAGGTTTATGGACTTTTGAATGTCGGAAGGACCAGTAGTGAGAAGGAGGAAATAAAAAATGGAAGAAAATATTTACCAAAAGAAAGGGTATAAGAACAGGAACGATTATTTGGAATGTCTGGCAGCAGACTATTGCGTACCGCTTGACATTGTCTATGCACTTGCCTCCACGCTAGGTAAGAATGAGGATTTTGATGGATTAATTTCCTTATTAGAAGACATGGAGGGGTTGTTTGATGAATAGGGAAGGGTTAATCTCCTTCCCTTCAAGTCAAGGAGATTGCATCGTGAAAGGAGGTTAAAAGTATGAAAGTTATTAAACCAAGTGTTGAAATTATGGATGTATTTGATGATATTGAGGGTGTGGTTTGATGGGGGACAAGAGAGATTTAAAATATAATCAAAGCGGATGTGCTGACCCAACAGCTTATGAAGCAATTAGTAATGTCATTAAAGAAGAAAAGGAACTGGATAAAAAGGTTCGCAACTTGATAAGTGTTCTGAAGTTAATCATTGATTGGGCTGGATTTGAACTTATTGGCAGGATTGAAATCAGGGATAAGAAAACAAAAAAGGAATTCAGATAAGCGGAGGTAGAGAAATGAATATACGAGAAATTCAATCAGCTTTGGAATATTCTAGAGAACAATTTTTCCAAGCGAAAGGACGCTTGAATACAGCTACGGAACCAGAATTGATTGAGGCGGCTAAATATGAACAAATGGCCTGGGAAAAGAGATGCGAATTCTACCATCGAAAATTAAAGGAGGCAGTTGCAAGTGGACAAGTGGTATCGAGTTCGCGGCTTCTTCATTCTGGAAGTAAACGCTGAAGATATTCGGGATGCTCAGGAAACAGCAGAGAGAATATTGGCGAATATTGGTATGGAGGGGTATGTGATAGAGGTGGAAGAGGTCAGAGGTTGGATGTTATCGTGAAGCGGTGGGAAAATCTTACCGGGCAAAAGGCGGTGAAATTATGATTGAGAAAGTAAACCCATGCCACCCTGATAAAATAGCGGATAGGATAGCTGGGGCGATAGTTGACCTGGCATATACAAAAGAAAGAGACCCGAAGGTGGCTGTCGAGGTGTTAGTCGGGCATGGGGTGTGCCATATCATTGTGGAGGCATCATGTGTTATAACAGCTAACGAAGTTCGGCCAATAGTAAACAGAATAGCCGGAGATGTTGAATTAAACTTTTTATGCGTCAAGCAGGACGCACGCCTTGCAGCAAACCAAGCAGATAAAATCAGGTGCGGAGACAATGGCATTTTTAAAGGCGTGCCTCTTACGCAAGAGCAGATAAAGTTGTCGCAGATAGCGAGGAGTATTTTTGCAAAGTACCCATCAGATGGAAAATATATTCTGGACGGTGAACGATTGATAATATGCCAAAGTAATGCAAACACAAGCGATTTACGGGCTATGTATCCATACGCGGAAATAAACCCGATAGGAGAATGGACGGGCGGTACAGATGTTGATACCGGGGCAACAAACAGAAAGCTCGGTTCAGATATGGCAGACAGCGTCACGGGCGGTGGGTTGCACGGCAAGGATTTGAGCAAGGCAGATGTTTCTGTAAATATTTATGCGTTTCTGAAAGCACAGGAAACCGGTAAAACTATCGAGTTATGCTGCGCTATTGGTGATGAATATGTAGACGGCAAACCCTATGAAGAAATAGTGGAAATTGCGAGGCAGTACATTAACGCCAAGGGAGGTTTTGAAAAATTTGCGGAATGGGGCCTTTTTTGAAAATATAAGGGGCGTGCGGAATGAAAAGGTCTTGAAGCTAGTATGGCGTATGGTGCTATCAGGGTTCAAGATGGGCTGCCGGTGATGATAGAAAAAGCTACGGAGAAGGTGGAGCTGTGAGTGAAATGATTGAAAGAGTTTACAAAAACAAATACATGGCTATCTGCGACAACTGCGGAACAGGGCAAGAATGCGACAATTGGGCGGATGTAATGGAATTTATGAGGGAGGAAGGCTGGAAAAAGAAATTGGTTGACGGAGAATGGAAGCATTTTTGTCCTGAGTGCAATTACTCGAAGTAATGTAGTTTACTGGGAAACCAACATATATAGCGGGAGGTGAAACAGGAGGATGCGGGAATATAAAGGTCTGATCTCCGCACCCAAGGACAAGCCTGATCGGGCATCAGCGCAAGTGTGGGCGCTGTATCCCCACGCCACGGCTATACTGATACGGTATGGATACAATGGCTGGTGGAGATATACGGTGTGGATGGAGGAGTCGGCGTGATGAGGAAGGACAAGTCCAGGGTAGGAGATGGGCACACACTTCCCATCATATCCTGCCCTATGAGGGCAATGAATATACGAGGATGTATTAAGAGGTGACGAACTTTGGTTCCCAGGAAGTTAGACTTTAAATTAAAAAAAGACAGAGCGCTGCGGAAGGTGGTTTACGAACGTGATAATTTTACCTGCCAACGATGTGGTGCTAAGGCTCAATTAACCAGCACCGAATATGATGGTAGATATACCCTGATGGCGAACAACGGGGAGTATCTGGTGCTAGATCACATAGTTCCCAGGCGAGCCGGTGGTCGTAATGTTGTGAGTAATCTGCAAACCTTATGTGATCGTTGCAATACCATAAAAGGAAACACAACAGATGCAACGTTCACCTACATGGATGTATAGAGGGGGTGCCACATTATGAGCAGATACACTACAGTTGAGAGCTTCATTTGGCACGATGAGAAATTTCGGTCTTTACCCGAAGATGCACGAACAGTGTTTTTATATCTATTGACTTGTCCTCACGGCAATATGTGCGGGATATTTTACTTGCCGGATTTGTATGCTGCCAGCGATCTGCAGTGGGATGTGGAACGGTATCGGAAGGCTATCGATACCCTATGTGATACCCTATTGATAGCCAAAGACAAGGATATTATTTGGATCAAAAACTACCTAAAACATAATCCGATTAAGGGACCGAAACAGATAACTGGGGCTGTCAATAGGCTAATGACTTTACCGGACACTAAACTGATTGGACCATTTATGAAAAATCTAGAGAAACACCTGCTAGAGGACGATGTAAAGCTATTTAAAGAACTCTATACCAAACCATATGAATACCCTTCCGATACCCTATCGGATACCCCTTCGATTGCAGATACAGATACAGATACAGATACAGATACAGATACAGAGTCAGAAACAGATAATAACGTCGCCAAAAAATTTGACGACGATTCCATTCCCATGAAGTTGGCTTTGCACTTGAAAAAAGAAATTCTTAATCAAGATCCAACCACTAAGACTCCAGATGATCTCACTAAATGGGCCACAGAAGCAGATCGCATGATTCGGCTTGATAAGCGTGACCCAGAGGAGGCTGCATATTTAATTACATGGGCGCAGAATGACTCATTTTGGCAGGCAAATATACTTTCTATGGGCACTTTCAGAAAGCAGTATGACAAGCTCAAACGTCAGGCAATGACGATGAACAAGTCCAGGCAATCGCCTAGTCGAGGTGGTGAAACAGCTGCCCAACGCTTACTTCGTGAGGAGATGGAAAAAGAACGTGGCATCATTATCGACATAGGAGAGCTGAGCTCATGACTAGACAAGAAGCATTGAAACTGGTTGCGATCTTAGAAGCTGCTTACCCTAGGCAAGAACTCCGTCGAGATACCGTTGAGATATATGCTATGTTTCTTCAAGACCTCGATTACAAAGTGGCTGAGCGTGCGATCCAAAACCACATTTGCAATGAGAAATGGTTCCCAACCATAGCCGAAATCAGGGAAGCATGTGTGGAACTGGTGCACGTGATTCCATCGACCGAGGCAGCGATGGAAGTAATCAAATCTGCGGTGCAAAACAACAACTATCAGGTGATTAGGGAAAATGAGCTGTTTCAACAGGCGGTGGCTACAGTTGGGTTTGAGAATATAGGCTACAGCGAGTATCCAGAACCGCTCTACAGGCAGGTTAAAGAGGCGTATGAGAATCTCCGCAAGCGGGAAATTAGGCGATTGCAGAGTACCCCGGCGGTCGGGATGTTGGGAG